AGCAAAATATCTCGATGTGAGCAAAGGGATCATCGACGTTTTGGAGAAAAACGACCGTCAGATGGAATACCTGCAGTATGACATCAAAGCCGAGCGATGCCGAATCGAGAGAATTAATACAAAATGACTGCTATATGCCGATTAAGAGATCGGAGTTACTCACACAGATTAATACGATAGCATTGAGTAAAAATTAGTAATCAGGGAAGAGAAACAGCCTGATCGCCAGCGTTGTTTACTGGTAGTCAGACTGTTTTCTTATGCCCGAATTTCCTGTCCATTGCGGAAGGTGAAGCGGATGTCGTCATTGGCGTAGATCGTCAGGTGATCGACGAGTCCGTTGAAGGCATCGAGGGAGAATTCCGTCAGGCTCTCGGGCGTGTTTTCGAATGCCTTGAGGAAGTCCTCGTACCCAGCTTTCCGGGATTGAGTTTCTTCGATTTTTGCGGTGAGCTCTTCGATGCGGGTCTTGAGCTTATCGTACCGGTCGGCAAGGTCGTCGTAGCGCTTCTTATAGGCGTTCTGGTCGAGAGCCGTCCGGGCGTTCTCCACGATGTTTTGCTGCACTGCGTCCGCCACCATCTGTGCCTCATCCAGGAGCCGGTCGCGCTCGGCTTCCAGTTCGTCGGTCTTGAAGAGGAACGGTAGCATCTCTTTGCCGTTGGCGATGACCTCGGTTTTTGTTTCAAGCAGCTTGTTCACCGCCGAGAGGAACGCGGTTTTCACTTCGCTGTCGTCTATGGCTGGCGTGGTGCATTTCTTGCAGCCATCGTATTTATGGTTACAGCGCCAGATAGTTTTCCGATATTTGCTGTTGGAATGCCAGACCTTGGAGCCGTAGAAGGAGCCGCACTGCCCGCAGCGGATTTTGCTGGAGAAGACGTGTACGCCGCTGTGGTACATGATGCCGTTGCCGCGCTTCTTCATCTCGCGCTGGACCAGGTCGAAGGTCTCCGGTGCGATGATCGCTTCATGGTCGCCTTCCACGTAGTACTGCGGGATTTCGCCCTCGTTGACCTTCGTCTTTTTCGTGAGGTAGTCGACTGTGTAGGATTTCTGCAGCAGGGCGTCGCCCTTGTATTTCTCGTTTCCGAGGATGGACTTGACGGTACTGATGCTCCAGTGATCCTTGCCGCCGGGTGTCTTGATGCCGTCATTGGTAAGCTGCTTGGCGATGCCGTTGTAGGTCAGGCCCTGCAGGAAGAGCCGGTAGATGCGGCGGACGGTTTCTGCCTCCTCTGGGTTGACGATGAGCTCGCCATTCGGACCGCGGTCGTAGCCGAGAAACCGGTGGAACGGAACCGTCACCTTGCCGTCTGCGAATCGCTTACGTTGTCCCCAGGTGCAGTTCTCGGAAATGCTACGGGATTCCTCCTGCGCAAGGCTCGACATGATGGTGATCAGCAATTCACCTTTTCCGTCGAAGGTCCAGATGTTCTCCTTCTCGAAGTAGCATTCGACGCCGTTTTCCTTGAGCTTTCGGATGGTTGTCAGGCTGTCGACGGTGTTCCGGGCGAATCGGCTGACGCTCTTGGTGACGATCAGGTCGATCTTCCCGGCAAGCGCGTCCTCGATCATGTTCTGGAATCCAATTCTCTTCTTGATGCCGGTTCCGCTGATTCCCTCGTCCGTGTAGACATTCACGAATTCCCAGTCATCACGGCTTTTGATGTAGTTCGTGTAGTAGTCGATTTGCGCCTCGTAGCTGGTGAACTGGTCGTCATGGTCTGTTGAGACGCGGGCGTATCCGGCGACCCTGCGCTTTTTCTTCTCTGTGATGGGAGTGGAGGAAAAGCGCGTCCGGGATGCCGGGATCGTGGTCACTTTCTTTTGCTGCTCCAATGTTTCTCACTCCTTATTCTCTTCATGTTTTCGCTGATTTTCTGCCTGCGTTCCGGTGTGAAGCTGTCTCGGATGGCTTTGGTCTGCTTTTCGCGGCGCTCGTCCGTCCATGGGATGCCTTCCTTACGGAATTCGTAGTCGCGCCCGACAGTCGAGCCATCTTTGAGATGGAATGTAAGATGCGTCAGCCCGCGGACCGAGATGAAGTCGATGCATTCCTTGAATGCTTCCTCGCTGAATTCCTCAAGACCCAGCACCTGTGTGATGATTTCCTTCAGATGATCCTCACGCAGGCTTTTGCCGGGATGGTTTTTCTTGTCGGCGCACTTCCAATAGGCGTTCTGGTGGCCGTCGGCCATGACGCATGTCTGCTTGCGGTAGTTGCAGCCGCATTCCTCGCAGCGGATCTTCGTGGTGAAGCAGGTGATATCGTCACGGGTGACCGGGTGCCGTCTGCGGTACTGAGATGCACGCTTCCGATTCTCCTCAGTCCACGATTCCTTTTTCGCATTCCGGTACCAGTGGTGTTCAAGCGTGGTGCCGTCCGTGAATTCGAAGATCATCGTCCCGGACTCAGGAACCGTAATCCGTTCGACACGCTCAGAGAAGATGTCCTCGTCAAATTCCGGGATGCCGAGCACCTTGGCGCATTCCTCTTTGAGGACGCTTTCGCGGATCGTTCCGCTGCTGCAGGACGAGCAGTTTGTTTTCTTGTGTGAGGTGCAGGCCCAGAAGGTGTATTTCTCTCCGAGCCTGCTCATCTTTGCTCGGTTCCTCCGTGTGGAGCGGACGAAACTTCTGCCGCATTGTCCGCATTTGATTTTCGTGGAGAAGCAGTTCAGGGTGAGCGCCTTGTTGCCAAAGCAGCCAAGCTCCCTGCGCCGCGCCATTTCGGCCTGCACGTAGTCGAATGTTTCCTTGCTGATGATGGCCGGATGCGTGTTCTCCACATAGTATTGCGGCAGCTCGCCGCGGTTCTTCTTGACCTTCTTCGTGATCGGATCAGCGATGTATTCCTTTTGGTAGAGCATGTTGCCCGTGTAGGTAACGTTCGTGAGGATCACCTTCAGATTGGAATCCACCCACGGCGCTCCGGCACGCGTCTTGATGCCTTCGGCGGCGAATTCCTTCTCGGTTTCCTGCCGGGATTTCCCGTCAAGGAAGTTCTGGTAGATGCGGCGTACGATGGCGGCCTCCTCCGGGACGATGACCATCTCGTCACTTTCCCACCGGTACCCGTAGACGTTCATGTGACCGTTTGCATAAGGCAGTCCGGCCTGCATCCTTTTGCGGATTCCCCACTTCACATTGTTGGAGATGCTTTCGGTTTCAGACTGTGCAAATGAGGCGAGCAAGGTGAGCATGACCTCGCCGTCACCGGAAAGCGAGTTTATGTGCTCCTTTTCGAACCGCACCTCAATGCCCAGCTCCTTGAGATGCCGGACGGTCTCCAGCAGGTCGACCGTGTTCCGCGCGAACCTGCTGATGCTCTTGGTGAGGATGATGTCTATCTTCCCGGCTTCGCAGTCAGCGAGCATACGCTGGAACTCAGGCCGTTTCATGGTGCTTGTACCGGTGATGCCTTCGTCCGCGTAGACACCTGCATACTGCCATTCCGGATTCTTCTGGATCAGCTCCGAGTAGTAGCTGACCTGTGCGGAGAGGGAATGGTGCAGGCGCTCGGTCTCCATCGACACACGCGCGTATGCCGCCACCTTCTTCCGCTGTGGTAGAGCCTTGATTTTAGGCTCAATTTTCGTGATTTTCGGCATTGTATCACTCCTTTCGTCTTGTCTATCTATCACTCTGTTTCAGACACATAGCAAGCGTTACGGGGATAATAATGTGCCGATTATCGGGCTGTATTTCTCCTTCATTTTGGTGTCTATGACCGCGTATTCATCCTCGGTGATAAGGCCCTGATCCAGCATCGCATGGAACATTTCCATACTCGCCTGATAGAGCTTTTCGCGTTCGAACTGCTCATCATTCATGTCCGCCACCGCCTTTGAACCGATCTTGGATATAACAGGCGTGGGAGCAGTACTTGCGGTGACGGTTTCCATAGGCTGTGAAAGTCTTTCCACAGCAGGCACAGGTGAATGTGTAGAACGCCTTTTTATTGACGTCGCCGGGGTGACTGTTCCACCATTTGAGGCGGCAGGCATCCGAGCAGAACTTCATTTCCTTTCGTCCGGGGTGTTGCATGAGTGGCTTTCCGCAGCATTGGCAGTAAGCTGCACCCGGAGTATTTCCATCATTTGGATCGGCGAGCCTGCCGGTGAGATAGTTTCGTCTGCAATAAGCCGAGACCTGGCTTTTGGTAAGCCCCAGCGCTCGAGCTATCGATGCATATCCATATCCTTCTTTGCGAAGGCGGCATATTTGTTCTTTTTGTTCTGTGTTCATGACAACACCTCCCGTCACTTTCCACTGGAGAAAGGGCGGGAGTTTGAGCGGAAATAAAAAAGCCCGTGAGCATTCCGGTTAGGGAACACCCACGGGCATACAGAATGAGATATTTACTTCACGCGGATCCTCCAGCCTATCTGGATGAGATTCACGTTTTTGATGAGCGAGCTGTTGAGCTTCTGGATGGCGGAGACGCTCGTCCCGTATCGGCTGGCAATGCCGGAAAGGGTGTCGCCGCGTTTTACCACGTAATAAACCGCCGATGGCTTAGAAGTCGTTCCAAGCTTCTCGTTGACCTTGTCCTGCACGGTGTTGTAGTCGTATCCGGCGGCGGTGAGACGGCTTTTTCTGTCTGCACCGTTTCCCCATTTCCCAGCAATCACCTCAGAGGCAAGCTCGTCGACGGATTTCCTTGCAGGCGCTGCCGGAGTGCTTCCGGACGCTGTGCTTTTCGCGTATCCGTTGAATCCTCCGTTTTTAATAACCGTAGGAAAGTCGATGTAACACCAGTCCATGTCGACTCTGCCGTTGATGCCGGGAACGGATCCGTTCGAGGAGCACTGCCAGACGCCATAAGCACCGGAGTAAGAACATTTCGAAGCCCACTGCGCTACCCAGACGGTGAAACGCTTCCTGACCGACTCGGATACCACGGAGTTCAGGCTCGAAAGCGAAGTATAGAACCCGGCAAAGTAGCCGAGTCTTTCCATCTCCGTGCAGAACGCCGTGATGAGATTCGAGCAGAACGCCTGCCCACGGGAAAGCTGACTTTTTTCCTCAATGTCGAAATAAACAGGGTAATCGAGCTGCTTTTCGGAGAGAACGCTCGAGAATGCCCGGGCCTCCTGTTTCGCCCCATCGGCAGATGAGGCGTAGCTGTACCAATAGGCACCCACATGAAGCCCTGCGGCCTTTGCTTTCCTGTAGTTTGATTCGAACCATTTGTCCTTGTTGCCTGCGCCGTATCCTGCTCGTATGATGACGAAACTGATACCTGACGCTTTTACTTTGTTCATGTCGATGTCTCCCTGCCAGACAGACACGTCGATTCCTTTATAAGCCATAGGTCATTCCTCCTTGTCGCTTCTGTCGTGAAGCTGTTCCAGTACGTTTTTCAGTTTTTCCGGTATCGGTAGCCCGAGATGCGCCGCGTTCTCCGTGAGGGAAAGGCCCTCGTTTGATAGGTAGAAGAAGATGATGGCGGTTCTTAAGACGCCTTCGTGCCCGAGTACCTGCACGTCGAGGATGTTCCCGACGCCGACCAGAATGAATATCAGCACTTTGCGGCAGATTCCCTTGAAGCCGACCTCGCTCGAGAGCTTCTTATCGGAAATGGCACACAGAATGCCTGTGATGTAGTCGCAGACCACGAAGACGACAAGCGCGATGATAAGTCCGTCGCAGCCGCCGAGAAAGTAACCGATCCATCCTCCGATGGCGGTAAAGATGAGTTGTATGATCGCCCAGAATTCCTTCATGTATAACCTCCTTTGAAAATGGCATAAATAAAGGCTGTCTGCGGTAATGCAGGCAGCCGTGAAACGGATTCTTTAGTTTCCTGTTATCCGGTTTGTTTCGGAAGCGCCTCCCAGAGTCTTAAGTCTTCCTGGCCGAGTGACCAGATTGCTATTCCGCGAAGTCCCCATCGATAGGCGGCCTGATTCGCCCAGTAGACGAGCGAATCCGAGTCCTGGTAGTAGAGAATCGAAAATCCGTCTGCATCGCCAAGGAACAGGCGCGAGATCCAGATGTTGATGTCTTTCGGTGTGATTGTCACGGTGTAGTCATTTCCGCATACGAGGTTAAGTTGCTTCGAATGGAAGAATTCGTAGTCCATCGAGATGGATTCGCTTCGCGTTTCGGATTCTTCCATGTCAGAGGTCAGCGTGAATAACTGGAACTCGTTGTCCCATGTGCAGTTTGTGCGGCTGATCCTGCCATACTGTGTGGTGCTGCCGTCCGGGAAAGTCACATCGAAACGTTCGTACGGTTCGTAAGTCCATGCATCACCCATCCGGAGGAGTTCGCAGACGGTCCTGCCGTCGCTTTGGCAGCCTGCCGCGCCTCCGGTGAATCCGCTGACACTCGCCTTGAAGCGAAGCGTATAGGAAGCACCTGAATAGACGCGCACGTTGTTTCCTCTGATCCGCATTTCGATAGTGTACATATTCGGATTGCTTCTCAGGTCAGCTGTCCTTGTCCGGATGATGCTTTGGCTGTAGCTTCCGATTTTCGCACCGCCGTTCCAAAGTTCCACGGCCTGCGTGTCATAGTTGAGACAGCAGAAAAGGCTCCCACAGAAGATGCCGGATCTTCCAGTGCTTCCTTCCGGAATTGCAAGCCTTGCCCTTAGATGTATGTCCCTGAATCCGTCATAGTTCCATGCGAACTGTCCGCTGCCTTCAAGCTGGGAATAGACGCGGTCTTCTGAGTTTTCGTCCTCACGCCAGATTTTCCATGAGCCGGATATGGTTTTCCAGTAACCGGTTTCAAGAGTTCCGGGGTCTCTGAAATCGGCGTACCATATGAGCGCGGAATCAGGCTTTCTGCGCAGCACTTCGGTCGTGAGCTTGAAGCCCTTGTCAGGCTGGCATTCGTTTCCGTTCACGTCGATGAACTTTCGTGGGCAAAGCGTGAAGGAAGCCAATCCCGCGGACGGGGACTCTGAAAAGGCTGAGCAGACGCGGAATCCGTAGAACTGGACGCCTTTTACGTCGACTGACACCGTGATGGTATGCGCTCCGGCGGAGAGGGATATCCCGTCCGCGAGACTCGCCCAGAAGGTGCTTCTCCAGTACGGCCACCACAGCCGTGACTCGGTGAAATGCTTTTTCGTTCCGTCGATCGATATGTAGATGCCGTTTTTGTCCCAGAAAGGATAGCAGAGCCGTACCGCGATGTCGTAAGTCCCGGATGAGGGAACGTTGAAGCGGTATGTCGCGCTCCCGTCGTCACCCATGACCGCGATGCCGTTTTCACTGGAGACGATGCCGGAATAGCTGTCCGGTGTTCCGTCGCGGTCCACGTAGATGGTGCCAAAGCTCGATTTTTGTGTCTTGCCGTAGGCCGTGAGGTAATGTCTGCGGTTGTATGTTCCGTTCAGCTGCGGGTACTCATAACTTGCGGCGTCCCTTCCTTCCATGAAGTCATAGACCTGCGGGAAGGCATAAGGAACCTTGTTGTAGTCGTCCCAATAGGCGAGGATCGGGATGAACGGCTGCGGAGGTTTGTCGTCCGTGAAGTTGTATTTTCCCGTCATCCAGTTTTTCGCCGCGTAGTATGTGTTGGATATTCCGCGGTAGGTCTTGCCGAGGTTTTCCGGCGTGTCATAGATCTGCCAGTTCCAGCCGTAGGCGGGAAGCCCCATGAACACTTTTTCCGGTGTCATGACGCGGGAGGCATAGTCGTAGATGCCGTCAAGCCAGTCCTTCGGGGACACCGGCCCCGGAGCGGAACCCGCCCACGCCATGCCGTAGCTCATGATGGCAGCGGTATCGCAGTAATCGTTCAGATCTGCGTAGACGCACCAGTTTTCGCCGCCGACCGAGCCGTTCACCGAGCTCATTCCGGGGAGACAGATATTGACTTTCTTTGTGTTATCATAAGTTTTGACCGCGTTCCAGATGTTCCGGAACATGGCGGCGGACTTTGCGTGCGTGGAATAATCGCCGCCTCTCTCAAGGTCGATGTCGACGCCAGCGGCCCACGGGTATTTCTCCATGATTCGGACGAGCTCCGTCAGGAACTTGTCCTGCGCGCCGTCCGTGTTTTCCATGAGGGCGGTGAACACGCTGGATGTCCCGTCGTTCCGGACGGTCAGAAGCCATGTGATGTGAGAGTATTTATTGACGTAGGTCAGCATGTCGCTGATCGCCACGCCGGATTCCGTGATGGTACCGGTCTTGTCTACCTTGAAAGAAAAAAGACCGACCTGTGACAGGCGGTCTCCGTAATTATCAAGCGCGGTGTACATTCTCGCGTTTCCCATAAATGTCCAGACCATACACTTGCGGCCTTTGAGTACATCAAGGCTCATATCAGATCACCGTCCTCCATCTCCTGAAATTCAACGTAGAGCCGTGCCGACTTCTTATCTTCGACCGTTACCGGATGCTTGCTGTCCCCGGCGGCTGAATACTGGAAAAAGCCGTCCTTTGAAGCGTCCGATCCGTTTTTCAGACATTCCCGTGAAGAAGCGAGAAGTTTCAGTTCGTCTCCGGCGGCTGCCGCTTCGGTGAAGGTCGCCTTGTGCGCTCCGGCGCCTAAGGCAAGGGAAACGCTGCCGGCTTTCATGTTCTGGTTGGGCGTGATCTTCCAGTCGAGTCCTGCGGTGGTCTTACCAAGGTTGAAGATGATGCAGGTCATGCTTCCGCGGACAATGCCGTTGTAGAATCGTTTGCCAGTGACTGCATATTCATCGCCGGTTTCATACTCCTTCTGAAGTGTTTCCGTGTTGACTGCATATCCGGAGAGGCGATCGCCCTCCTGCAGCATGAGATCGGTGAACCAGACCGTTCCTGTGCAGTCGGTCACCTGTGGTTTCAGTGTGACTGAGATGATACGCTTCTTTTCCTTTTTCTCGATGGTTTCAGTGAATCGTGTAAATATCGGCATGATTACTCACCGTCCTCCGTCCATTTGATCTCGCTTACATGCCCGACCCATCCGGTCGCGATCGATCCGCCCTGCAGGAGCATGTCGGTGATATGGATGGTTCCGGTGCAGTCAGTCACGCAGACCCGGACACGTATTTTTTTGACACGTCCGTTCTGCGGAGAGACCGCCTGCGCCACGTGCGTAAAACTTGCCATGTCTTTCTCCCTTACATCAGATCGATAAACCGTGTCTCTGTAGTTCCGTCTTCATATTCGAAGGTGACCTCCACGCCGACCTGACCGTTTTCTCCTTTTTTCAGATCATCCGATGCGATCTGGCAGGAGAAGGTGTAACTGTCCCGGTTCGCCGGAGTCACGGTCTGCGTCAGGCTTTTTGTGGTATTCAGCGCTCCGGCGCATTTGAAGGAGGCGGTTCCCGAGACGCCGTTTTCCGCATCCACTTCGAATCCGGAATTTTCCCAGTAAGACAGGCCGGAGTCGGCTCGTGAGTTCTTCAGATGGTTGAACGGCACAAGGTCCTGCATCTCCTGGCTGTCGACGAGGTTCGCTCCGGCGAGCGTGTCGGCGGCGGCGTCCCACTGGGACGAGGAGTCTCCGAGTTCCCGGAGCGTAGTCGACAGTTCGAGTACGGTGTTCCATGGTTCACGCAGGTTGTATTCCCGCCGCACGATCCTTGTCTTGATGGAAAGGCCCAGTTCGTCGTCTTTCACGGTCACGATGTCGCCGAGCTTCCATGTTTCGTGTTCATAACCTGTGAGGACGGAGAGATCCATCGCGTTCAGAACGTAGGAGATGCGAGGGGAGGCGTAATCCGCGAGACGCATTTCAGCGTATTCCTTCATCTGGTAGGGGTTCGTGAAATTCGAGCAGTCGAGCGTGGATATGCGGATCTCGTCTGTGTATGTGGTGTCCTCGACGTATTCCTTCCCGTCGTTGATGGATGCAAATGTCATGCCGTCCTTGCCGTAGGCATAAAGGCGCGTGATGAGACTCTGCGTGTCGATGACGCGCTTGATGGACTTCATGTTCTTTTTATAGCAAAAGAGCGCGCCGGAGTCCGTGCCGCTGAAGGTCAGAAGGCTCACGGTCCTGTTCGCATTGTCGAAGATAAGGTCGCCTCCGTGAAGATCCTGCACCTTCCGGAGGATCGCCAGAGCGTTTTTCTCCGTAGATGTCCAGGTGCGCTTCGTGCGGACGTTGACCGTTCCGAGCGTCCAGCCGGTGTCCTTAAGTGCGTAGGTCATCGGGACGTCGGCCGTATCCGCGTTGAAGGTCTGTTTCGTTTTCTTCACTGAGAATCCGAGATCATAGAACGCGGCTTCGGCATATACGGAGGTGACAGCGGCTCCTTGCTCGTTTTTCTCGTCCGTTATGGTGCGGATTCGGTAAATATCGTTTCCTACCGTTATCTGTTTCTCGTTTTCAAGATATTTTCGTTTGCCGTCCTTGAAAGGCAGATTGAACTCCAGCGTATCGATGCCGTTGATCTCACCCGTGACGATGACGTTATAGGTGTTTTCGAGTACGGCTTCTTTGTTTCCTTCCTTATCGAGAACGATGAGGTCCTTATCGTCCGCCATGTCTGTCACCTCCATCTGCTGCGGGCTATTATCTTCAGCTTCTTGAATGATGATTCTCCCGGAACGGAAAGACTGATCCCTCTGAACGTCGGGGTCTTCGAGGTGTCCGTTGTCGTAAGGGTTATCCTGAAACGGATGTATTGCCCTGATCCGGACTGCACGCTGCCGTCATCTCCGAGTGAAGCCCAGTCGCTCCATTCCGAAAGATCGTCCGATGTCGAAGTTTCTGCCGTGATCCCGGTCCCGTCCGGGGTTTCCGCGTCCACGGTGACAAGGCAGGTGCCTTCAATACCGTAGGAAACAGCCGCCGTGGTGAGCGTCCCGGACGAAGGGTATGCGCCGCTTGCCGCTTTCAGGGTCACGGCGTTCTCCGTTGTGAGCCCGTCCACGCTGGCATCGGAATCCGCAGCGTTTGCGGACAGTGATTCCTTGAGCCACAGGGATATGTCATCCGCGGTGAGGTCGGAATCGCAGTCGAGAAACCAGTCGTCGAAGCTGCCCGCATACCAGTAGGAGTCGGAATGCATGCCCCAGATCAGGTCCGCCGTGCAGGAGGCGTTGAGCGTCCCCGTGAAACTGAGGACGTCCGATTCCCAGACCGTGCCGGTGCTGCGATCGCCAAGAATGTACTGCGCGGTTTTGTCGTTTGGTCTGATGAGACAGGCGATGAAATACCAGCCGCCGTTTCCCAGAGTAAAAGACGGCGTCACGGATTTATCGAGGATCAGAGTCCCTGAAGAATCGTAGAGCATAATCCTCGGCTTCCCGGATAAAAGCGACAGGTAGAAGATCGGCTGCCCAGGGCCGTAGCGCGTGTTGAACAGCGGGCAGTACGTATTCCCGACGGAGTAGGTGGTCGGCATGAACCACCCTCCGACGGCGATCGTTTCCCCGAGCGTGGAGAAGATCGTACCGTCGTTCGTCACCTTGAGATAGGTTTTTTCTGTCTCCGGGTCGTTGATATTCATTCTGAATGACCGTCCGAGATGCCCGGATGGAAGGCTTGCGGTCGTGCCGCTCCATCCGCTGATTACCGCACTGCGGTTTTTGCCGGAGGAGTCGGCGAGACTGGTGTTGGAGTCAGGCTCTGATTCGTTGAACCGCCACAGACCGTCCGTTCCCCAGAAGGCGGGAACCTGTCCTGTGAAATATTCCTGTGATTTCAGCTCTCTGACAACCTGCTCGATGCTGCTGTCCGCGTCGATCACGAGTGTATTCCCGCTGGGGTTAAGTTCCGGAAAGTTCAGGCTTTTTATGAGCGGCAGACCGTTCCGGAGCGTATTGCCTTCCGCATCCGTGACTTTAGCCGTCATGAGCGCGGAGTCGATCACGAGGATCTCTTCTTTTCCGAGTTGTCCGCTGATTTCCAGTGATTTACCGTTTGTGGTCAGAACAGCGCTTTTTTCCTTCGTGAGACTGGCCTGAAGGAGATAGACCGGAAGGGAGTCCGCGTTTCCAAGTTCCCGGTTCAACGTGAAAGTGCCGGGTTCGGTGAATTCATAGGTTTCGTCTGCTTCCGCGTAGGCATACGGGTCCGGGCAGAAAAACGTGAGATCGAAAGTGCAGGAGTTGCGAACCGCCTTATCAAAAGAGAATCCTCCTTCGAGTCTCGCTTTGTACACGCGGTCCGGTTCCTTGTCGAGGATCAGATCGCGGAGCCCCTCGTCCGGATTCAGCCATGCGATGATTTCATCTTTTCGTGCGAGAAAGTCCGCGTCGGATTTGCCCGGCGGGATGAAGCAGGAAATCTCGATCTTCCTTTCGCCGATCGTCTCACCGAAGTCGAACACGCCCTCGCGTCCCGGAACGGTGATCGTATTATTGGTGAAATCCGGCATCCTGTATTCTTTGGTCATTCGTGTGGCAAGGCCGAAGCTCTGGGAAGTTCTGCCGTTGAATTTGAAGCCCATTCAGATCACCGTTCCTTTCGCCCGGCGGCTGCCCACAAGCAGGCTGTTGAGCTGCTGGGATATTTTCCGTATGTCGTCGTCGTTTCTTACGCTCATCGTCTCGATGTTGATGAGCGGACCGTTGTAGCTTGAGCCGGAGCTGTCATTTACCGCCTCGCGTATCATGCTCTTAAGAGAGTTCACGCCGACGACTGCCTCGTCACCGGCTTCTCCGCCTCCGAGGAGCGTGCCGTTCGACTGTCCGAAGATCGTCGCGTCTTTTAAGATCATGCCGCTCTCCATCGCCTTCTTGTACCAGGAGACGGAAAAGTGCGGGATGCTCGGCGGATTCAGGCTGAACTTGCCGCTTATCGAGAAATGCGGGAGTTTGATCTTCGGCAGGCTCCACTTGAAGTTGAAGACGCTCTTGAGCTTTCCGACGATTCCGGAGACGAAGCTCCAGATCCCGTTGAAAACAGAAGAGAACTTTCCCTTGATGCCGTTAAGGATTCCGGATATCGTGCTTTTGATCGCATTGAACGCGCCGGTGATGCCGCTCTTCATGGCGTTCACGACGGACATGACGGCCGACTTGATGCCGTTCCAGATCGAAGTTACGACCGATTTCACTCCGTTAAAGACGGTAGAGGTCGCGGTTTTGATCGCGTTCCACGCCGTGGTCACTGCGGTTCTGATTGCGTTTACCACGGTGGTGATGACGGTTTTAATCGCATTCCAGATGGTGGTCACAACAGTCCGGATGGCGGTGAGGACTGTGGTGATTACTGTCTTGTAAATATTGAAGTAGGTCGTCACCACAGTCTGGATCGCCGTGAATATGGTCGTGAAGAATGATTTGATACCGTTCCAGATGGTCCGGATCACGGTGCTGATGGCATTCATGACGGTTTCAACGACGGTCTTTATGCCATTCCAGGCACCGGAAAGGAACGTGCTGATTCCGTTCACGGCGGTGGTGAATACACTTGTGATCGCCGTCCAGATCGTCGTAAAGAAGTCTTTGATCGCGGTGAATACCGTGACAGCGACTTCCTTGATGTTGTTCCAGAGACCGATCCAGAAGTTCCGGAAACTCTCGCAGTTATTCCACAGATAGATGAATGCGGCAACGAGCAGTCCGATGGCGGTAATGATAAGGCCGATCGGATTGGCGGCCATCGCCGCGTTCAGCCCTGTGATAACGGTTTTCACGCCGGTGACAGCCGCCGTGATCTTCGGTATGACGGTGAGGATCGTCCCGACCGAGGTGATCAGCTTGCCGATGACGATGAGAACAGGTCCCACGGCTGCGGCAATAAGAGCTATCTTCACGATGGTTTCCTGCACGGGTCCGGGAATGCCGTTCCAGATGTCCGCGAACTTCTGAAGCGCGGCCGAGATGTCCTGCAGGACAGGCTTGAGAACAGTCGCGAGGCTGTTTCCGATGTCAGCGCCGACTTCCTTCAGAGAGTTCAATGTCATCTGGAACTGGTCGATCGGGTCGAGTGTCTCGTTGAACGTGTTTTCCACACTGCCGGAGAAATCGCCGAGCGTGCCGGACAGATCGTCAAGGTTGAGTTTCCCGCTCTGCACGGCGTTGTAGAATGCAGCGCCCGCCTTGCTTCCGAACAGGTCGTAGGCGGCCTGCAGCTTCTCGGTGTCCGACTTGTTGGAACTCATCGTGTCGGAGAAACCTTTCAGCGCCTCATCGAGGGACATGCCGTCGTCCGCCGCGTTCTTCATGGCTTTCTTAAGACCGGCCATCGCCGTTGAAGTGTCGAGACCGGACATTTCCACCATGCCCATGAATCCGGCGGCCTGCTGGGCGGTCAGTCCCATCTCCTTAAACTGTGCGGCGTTCTGCGACAGGTCGTTTGCCAGCGTGTCCATGGAGATCCCGGTCGCCTGTCCGGTGGCGTTCAATGCATCCAGAAGGTCGCCCGCGTCGTCCGTGGACTGCCCGAAGGCGTTCAGAACAGAGGAAACGTTATCGACGGAGGTGGATACGTCCGTGTCGTTCAGCTGCGCGAACTTGATGAACTTGCCCGACAGATCCTCAAGCGCCTGCCCGGTGAGACCGAATCTTGTGTTGACTTCGCCGACGGCCGCGCCTGCGGTTTCAAAGTCCGTCGGAATCTGCGTCGCGAGATTCTTGACGCTCTGCTGCATTTCTTCAAGCGCCTGCCCGGACGCACCGGTTTTCTGCGTCACGATGTCAAGTCCGGAGTCCACTTCGCCGAAAGCGACAAGAGAAGCCGCCCCGAGAGCGGTGATCGGCGCAGTCACGCCTTTGGAGAGGGATTCGCCGACGCCTGAGATCTTGCCGCCGACTTCCTGCATCTTGGAACCGGTCTGTTTTAGTGTGGCCGCAATACTGGAATCCGTATTCTTTGTCTGTTCCTCGAGGTTCTTCAGTTCCTGCTCGGTTGCGATGATCTCACGCTGCCATGCGTCGTACTGTTCCTGTGTGACGCTGCCGTTTTTAAGACCCGCGTCCATCTGATCCTGCACCGATTTCAGCTGTGTGAGCTTGTCCTTGGTTTCCGTCACCGCCTGAGAGAGCAGTTTCTGCTTCTGGGCGATGAGCTCGGAGTTGGTCGGATCGAGTTTCAGGAGCTTGTTTACGTCCTTGAGCTGGGACTGGGTGTTCCTGATTTCCTTGTTGACGCCGGACAGCGCTTTCGAGAGGCCGGTCGTATCGCCGCCGATCTCGACTGTGATGCCTTTGATTCTGTCAGCCATACGAAGCCTCCTTCCTTAGAATCTGTCCATCATTTCCTGCGTCGCGATTTCCGGGTAGTCCCAGTCGTCGTTCGACATCTCCGCGTACATGTCGTTTACGGTTCCGATCGTGAGAAGATCAAGTTCCGAGATCGAAAGTCCGATCTGTACGCAGCGCAGTAAAAAGAGTGGGGTTGTCATTTCCCGCTCTGTCGCATGGTGTTTTTTTTAGACTGGACCTGCTGTTCCGTATTGAGTCCCCACAGCTCGATGATCTGAGGGAGAATCTCGTAGATCGAGAACGTGGAGAACTCGTCCAGCCATTCCTCAGGAGTATCCGGAACGTCTTTGTCCGCATGCTTTGCCATGAGCCATGCGATGTTCTCGAAAAGTTCGAGACTGAACGTGTCCAGACTGGAATTTTCCGCGTCGTTTTCGTCGATGCTTTTCTGAAGCTTACTCAGGTCACGGTAAATATCCCTGTGGAACTTATTCCTGTAGAGCCTTGGAATGGCGGCTGACGCGCGGAACGTCACAGGCTTTTCGTCGATTTCGATTGTCTTTATCACTGCCATTGCCGATCACCTCATTCCGTCAGGCTGCTTGTGGACGAAGAACTCGTGGACGAGGACGCCGCCGCAGCCGTCGGTTCATAAACCTTGTCGTACCATGCGTCGTACACAGCGTCGGATGTATTCGTTCCGGTCTTTACCTTCACGAGTCCGGACGGCAGCGGCGAAACCGTGAGGGAGAGAGTCTCCGTCTGCACTTCGGTCGAGTCTTCCTTCGTGGAGCCGGAAACGGAAGGACGGGTCGCCGAGCAGTAGTACATGCAGTGGCGGATCTTCCTCTGGTCGCCGGAAAACTCGAAAAGGAGCGCGAAATGCTCCGGCTCCACGTCCTTGTTTTCGGCAATGACGCCGTTGGCGTCCTCCGTTTCGTGCATCACGTCCGTGAGAAAACTCTCCGGGATGAGGGCGAGCTCGAAGTCGCCGGAATATCCGTTGTTGTTCGAAACCATGTAATATACGGAATCGTCCGCATAGAACGGATCGTTTTCGCCCTCGGCATCGAGGGAAAGAGATACCGCGCCGGGCATGGCGACAGGCGTGCCGAATGTGACCGTGCCGTCCTCCGCGAGCGTCGCGATCGCGTAGTGGCAGTTCTTAAGGCCGAACTTGACCTTGTTTTTCTTGTTTGCCATATCTGTTAACCTCCTATGATTTGTGTTTGATACAGGACCTCATACATCTTTTCTTCCTCGATCCATACTTCCGATTTCTCGAAGGGGAGTTCGTGCGAGTTCAGGATGTTTTCGATCCCGGTTTCCGTATCCGGGTCTTTCTTATCCGTGTACAGTTCGATGTTGAGTTCGTCGATCTTCTGGAAGACCGTGTCGTCCGCGAACAGGTTGTCGCTGCCGGGAAAAAGAAAACAGAGAAAAGGCGGGTCCGGAGACTCGCCTTCTGCAAAATGATCGTAAGCGACAGGAATCCCCGTCTCTTCGAGCATCGATTTGATGTATTCGGGTGTCATGAAGTTTTATCCTTTCAGTTTTTCTTCGATCGCTTTCACAAGCGTTTCATTTCCGCGTTCCTCGGCTTTCGCTATATGAGGTCTCGCCGCGACTCTTCCTCCGCCGCGTTTGGCGTGGCCGTGTTCCAGAAGGTGGGCGATCTGGTAGCGGTTTCTCGAATGCACGACGAGATCGATGGATTCGGAATCCTCGTGAACGTTTTTCACGGACCACGACTTCTTGTACTTTCCGGTGTCGACCGGAGCGGTGTTCTGGATGTCCTTGCGGACGGACTTCGCCGTTTCCTTCACGGTGTCTTTCAGATCGTCCGCCGCGAGATCCGCATATTTTTCGAGTTCCGCCATGATGGCGGAATCCATGTCATCAATCGAAGTGTTTCTGCTCATGAGCCTTTCTCCAGTCTGCAGTTGAATTTGATCGAGTTTCGTTTGTAGCCCATCGGGTTCACGTAGGTGATGTTGTAGACATGTTCTTCCGCGAGAATCCGGTATTTCGTGGATTCGACCGCGGAAAGCTCAGAACACCACCGGCAGGTGAAGTCGAGGGATTCCTCGGGATTTACGACCTCGCCCGATGACTCCGATCCGCTCTGCGTTCCGATGGTGGCGTAGCACTTGAAGTAGTCCGTCCATGCGGCGGTGTGGTTCCCGTACTTGTCTACCGTGATCTCGTTCTTCTGAAAGGTCACGGGGACGCGGAGAGCTGCGATGTTCATCAGAACTCCTCCTTCCTGACGCCGAAGAGAAGTGCGCGGAGCGTGAGGTTCAGCTGACTGTGATCCGCTTCCTCCCGATGTTCGTAGAGATAGGCGACGGTATAGAGAACGGCGATCCGTATGCGGATCAAAACCTTTTCTTCATTCGCTTCCCATTCCTCGTCGGAAAAACGAGCTATGTCCTGTACGATTGCAGTCGCGGATTGAATGAGATTTTTAATCAGTTCGTCCTCGTCGGAGGAACTGACTCTTAAGTATGTCTTGGCTTCTTCAAGCGTCACTTCCATCTGATTACCTCCGTTAATGAATCAGGGCATCCCCGAAAAAAGGAGATGCCCTTGAAATGTTAAGTGGGCGGATCAGGCGGATGCCTTGACGGAAAGACCGCGGACGGCTTCCGGCAGGATGAGCTTGCCGTCGACCCTTTCGGAGGCGAGGAAACCGATCTGCCCGTTCGCTGCGTACAGCTCGGACAGGCGCTTGAAGGAGCGGCCCTGACGGTCGGCGATCCAGTAGTAGGAGAAGTCTCCGAACAGGATCGGCACGTTTCCGGCTGCAAGCTCAGGCGCATAGATGCTCGTCTTGTACGGACGGTTAAGGATGGTGTCCGGCTGGCCCGCGACCACACTCGGCTGCCAGATGTAGTTTCCGTTGCTGTCCTTGATCTTGCGGAGCGCCTTGACGGTAGAGTCGTTCAGAATCCAGACCGCGCGGTTGCGGTACACGCTCCTCAGGGAATGGAACACGTCCATGATTTCATCGAAGGTGATGTTCGTGTTCGCAATTTCCGTAGTCGCGCCGTCTGTCGCCTTGACCTTGGTGAATACACCTTCAGGCTTTTTCTGTCCGTCGCCGACAAGGAACGCCTCCTCCTCGGCTGCCCCGATACGTCTCGCGAATTCGGTGGAGATGTAATTCTCCAGATCGAAGACGGAGTCGTTCATCAGCTCCTCGGAAACCTTGATGGCGGTTCCCAGCTTGTATGCGGAGAGGGTGATCTGGTCGAAGGTGTCATCGGATTCAGGGTACAGGCCGTTTTCCTCCATCCAGCTTGCGGTTCCGTGAGATGCGACGATCGGGATGGTGTGCGTGCCGCTGTCGGTCTGGATGACGTGAGCGAGGGAACGGAAGAAGTTCTCGTCGGTCAGCGCCTGCACCAGCTGTTTCTCGTATTCGTCCGGAACGAGGTAACCGCCGTTCGCGTCGGTTCCGATCTCGAGAACGTTCTTGACGTCGTACCAGTTGCGCTTGCGGATCGAATCCCAGAACGCTGTTTTGTACGCATTGGAAGCGATGCCCGGCTTGTCCTCCAGCTGCGTTTCTGCTCCCGGTTTCCCGGTGAGGGGAGCCGTGGTCGGCTGGGAGAGCATCCTGTCGATCTGCTCCTGTCGCTGCAGGCGTTCGATGTCGCGGGTGAGGTCGGTGACTTCTTTTTCCATCTTGTCGTAAGTGGCAGCGTCTTCCGCGGATACGTTGCCTCCGTTGTCGGAGTGTGTATAGAGAAACTGTTTTGCGGCGTTCCACGCCTTTGCGCGTTTCTCCATAAGTTCCATGATTTTGGTCATTTTAAGTTCCTCCATTTCATTCAGTGGCTGAGAAGCGAGAGCCGCTTCTCAAGGTCAGCAGCCTTGACGGCCGGTTTCGTATTTTTCTGCACAGGTGCGCGCTTCGGGATGAGCTTTGAAAGAAGCGAGTCAGTGACGGCTTTCCTTGAGAAAAGCATCTCGATTTCGGAACCGTCGTCAGTCTCTTTGTCATCGTCTCCGGAAGGCTCAGTGCCATCCGCAAACAGGATCTCGTCTGCGAATCCGAGCTTCTTTGCTTCTTTCGCGTTCATCCACGTTTCGGCGTCCATCAGCTTTGAGATCTTGGCTCTTGAAAGGCCGGACTTGATCTCGTAGGCGTTCATAATGCTTTCCTTGACCTCGGAAAGCATGTCGATCGCCTTCTGCATTTCCTCGCTGTCGCCGATCGCTATGGTCGCGGGATTGTGGACCATAAGCATGGCCACGGGACTCATGCAGACCTTCGTTCCGGCCATCGCGATGACGGATGCAGCGGATGCTGCGAGAGCGTCAATCTTGACGGTCACGTCGTACGGATAATCCATCAGCATGTTGTAGATCTGGGCAGCCGCGAAGACGTCGCCGCCCGGTGAATTGATCCAGAGCGTGATGTTGCCTTTTCCGGAATTCAGTTCATCCTTGAAGATCTGAGGTGTGATTTCGTCGCCGTACCAGGTCTCATCGGAAATTTCCCCGTCGAGGTAGAGCGTACGGTCTGAACCGAAGCTGTCCGGCGTTTCGTTTCGCACCCATCTCCAGAACTTTCTTGTCATAAGGGCGTCCTCCTTTCCCGGAGCCGGGTATCGGACTCCGATTGTTCCCGTGATTCTTTTGTCTGTCCTTCCTGTGTTTCACCTGATTCCTCCGTTTCCTTAGGTGCCGAGGCGGCGAAGATGCCAGCGTCCTCGAGTTTGGTCATGTTGCCGTTGATGAGGTACAGATCCCCGCCTTCATCCGCCGGGATGCGGTCGAGGTTCTCAAGCTCGCGGATGTCGTTTGCGCTCATCCAGCCGTTCTGGCGTGCGGTGGCGTAACCGTTCATGCGGCTTTGGTAATCGCCTCTGAGAAGGCCGTCTACGTTGAACTTGAAGAAGTATTCTTTCTTTTCCTCGGGGCGGAGGAGGGCGCGCCGCATGGACTGTTCCCAGCGGGAGACCCACGGGTCGAGCGTGTATTTCACGAATTCCAGCGACTGCTGTTCGATGTTGCTGAACGAGCTTTTCTCAAGGTCGCCGATCATGTGCGGCGGAATCCTGAATATCCTTGCGATCTCGTCAATCTGGAATTTGCGCGTCTCGAGGAACTGCGCCTGTTCCGGTGAAATGGAGATCGGCGTGTATTTCATGCCTTCCTCGAGGACAGCCACCTTGTTGGAATTGGCAGAGCCGCCGAAAGCGGAATTCCAGCTTTCCCTGACGCGCTCCGGGTCCTTCACCACGCCGGGGTGTTCCAAAATGCCTCCCGGCGTCGCGCCGTTTGCGAAAAACTTCGCGCCGTATTCCTCACAGGCGATTGCCATACCGATGCTGTTTTTTGCCATCGCGATCGGCGAGTAGCCGACAAGTCCGTCGAAGCCGAGCCCCGGAATGTGGAGCACGTCGTATGGCGTAAGCCGTACAAGACTTCCTTCCATCGTGTGCGCCTCGTCCTGCGAGGTCTGGTATTCGTAGAAAAGCTCGCCGTTTTCATCGCGGTCGACCCTCATCCGGTTCGGCATCAGCGGATAAAGCGCTACGACTTCTCCCTTGCCGTTTCGAATGATCTGCGCGTAGGCGTTGCCCCACAAAAGCAGGTGCGTCATGAGGGTCTCCCGGAAGACGAAACTCGTCATTTCCGGGTTAGGTTCGTCGTGCAGCAGTGTATAAAGCGGATGGTCGAGCGCCTTTTCTTTGCTGCCGTTTGCCGTGTAGCGGTACAAATGGAGAGGCAGTCCCGCGATCGCCTCGGAAAGAATCCGGACGCAGGAATAGACCGCCGTGATCTGCATGGCGGATCGTTCCGTCACGGATTTTCCTGATGTGGTTCCGCCGAAGAAGAAGCGGTAGCTGCTTCCTGTGGTGGAGTCTTTCGGCTTGTCACGGCTTTTGAAGATTCCTTTGAAAATGCTCATAAAATTTCCTCCGAACTGATAAGAGCCTCCCTGAGAAGGAGGCTCTGATAGTAAATCGTGTAAGTTTTATTCAGATGAACAGGATGCCGCGGCTGTCATAAACCGACTCGGTGTTGTCGTTCCCGCAGCGGATCGCACGGTCAAGAGCCATGATGGCAGCGATCGCGCCGTCGATCTTCTCCGTGGATTTCTCTTTATCGGCTTTGATGTTCCCCGCCGGGTCCGTTCGGATATAGATGTTGTCCATCATCCAGCGGAGCACCGGATGCCCGCCGTGGGCGATCCTTTTTTCCAGTACGAGCTTCATCAGTTCTTTGGTGGGCGGACTCATGTCCTTGAAGCCCTGACCGAACGGAACGACGGTGAAGCCCATGCCCTCTAAGTTCTGTACCATCTGGACGGCTCCCCAGCGGTCGAATGCGATCTCGCGGATGTTAAAGCGCTCGCCTAATCGTTCTATGAACTTCTCGATATAGCCGTAATGGATGACGTTTCCCTCCGTGGTCTGCAGCACGCCCTGTTTCTCCCAGAGATCGTAGGGAACGTGGTCGCGCCGGACTCTGAGGTCAAGCGTGTCCTCCGGTACCCAGAAATAAGGGAGGATTACATATTTGCCGTCTTCATCTTCAGGAGGGAAGACGAGAACGAAAGCGGTGATGTCTGTCGTGCTGGACAGGTCGAGACCGCCGTAGCAGACTTTTCCCTCGAGGTCGTCTTCGTTTACCGGAAAGGCACAGGCGTCCCACTTGTCCATCGGCATCCAGCGCACGGACTGTTTCACCCACTGGTTGAGGCGGAGCTGACGGAAGGCGTTCTCTTCACCGGGGTTTTGCTTTGCGGACTCGCAGGCAGCTTTGACCTTGTCGATTCCGACCGTGATGCCGAGACTCGGGTTCGCTCTCTTCCAGACTTCCGGGTCGGTCCAGTCCTCGGATTCGTCCGCTCCGAAGATGACCGGGTAGAACGTCGGGTCATGTTTTCTGCCGCTCATGATGTCGAGCGCCTTTTCGTGCTGCTCGTAGCAGATCGAATGCGTGTCGTTTCCGGCGGTGGTGATGAGGAAGAACAGCGGCTGCATCCTCGCGTCGCCGGAACCTTTCGTCATAACGTCGAACAGTTTCCGGTTCGGCTGCGTGTGCAGCTCATCGAAGATGACGCCGTGGGTATTGAATCCGTGTTTATTCGCGACATCCGCAGACAGCACCTGATAGAAGCTGTGCGTCGGCAGGTATTCGAGCCGCTTCTGCGATTCAAGGATCTTTACGCGCTTTGAGAGCGCCGGGCAGAAGCGGACCATGTCGACCGCGACGTCGAACACGATCTTGGCCTGATTCCGGTCGGCCGCGCAGCCGTATACTTCGGCGCGTTCCTCGTTATCTCCGCAGGTAAGAAGCAGTGCGATTGCAGCGGCAAGCTCCGATTTTCCCTGCTTCTTAGGGATTTCCACATAAGCGGTGTTGAACTGACGGTATCCGTTTTCTTTGATCACACCGAAGAGGTCGCGGACGATCTGCTCCTGCCAGTCGATGAGCTCGAACGGTTTTCCCGCCCAGGTTCCCTTGGTATGGCAGAGCTGCTCGATAAAGAGCACCGCGTAGTCCGCGAGCGCCTCGTCGTAGTGGGAGGTCGGTTCCATGAAACGCGTCGTCTTGTAATCTTTCAGTTTCCGCATGGCCAATGAGCGCCCGCCTCCTTTCAGGGCAAAAGAAAAGACCGCCGAAGCGATCTGCAAAAAAATCTATTTCAGTACGAGAGCAAGAGCCTTTGTCGGCTCTGCTTTCGGAATGTTCAAATTCATGTGTTTCTTAGTTGTACTGTTTCAGAAGAGCTGCGTAAGCGAGCTGGCTTGCTTCATCTTCCGGTTCGATGTCCCAGCCGCGGTCGTAGTTTAAGGTGACCTTGCCGTTTACCCGAAGCTCCATCTTCGAAATGCGTCCTCCGTCGATTCCGTATTCTTCGGAAGGCTCCTCGTAATGCTTTACCCAGTATTTAACGCTTGTTCCTTCGATCAGAAGTGTTCCTTTTTCCCACATGGTCTTGTCCTCCGTTCGCTTTGTTTTCCCTTTCGGTACGTACATATATCACTCTGAACGCCTGTAATAGCAAGTCATTTCAAGGAATATATGTGACAATCTTCCGGGAAGTTCCCGCGGGGTGGATTGTGTAACTGCGTCAATCGGTTATGCTTCCTTGATGGTCATCTTGAAGGCCGGGATCAGTGCGCGCTCCTTGCTACCAAAGTGGGTATAGCGTTCTTTGATCTTGACAATCCCGTCCAGTGTGCAGCCGAGTTCCTCAAAGCGGGCGATGGTTTCGATAAGGCTTGAAAAGGTGGAACTGATCGTGAATTCCTTGATGCCGAGCTTCCTGCAGTCGGCAAGGATCGTTTCGATGTCGTCGTCCCAGATGACCTCGGCGAAGTTCGGCAGGTCGTTTCCTGCTTCCTTGCTGTAAAGATATGCCTGTCCGAGCGTCCAGTGGCATCCGATGTCTTCCCATTTCATTCCCGGCTTTGCGTTTTCGATGGCTTCAACTGTGTACTTCATGTCTGTTTCCTCCTGATTCTCTGTGGTTTTCCCTTCCGGTGTGTCTATATATCACTCTGTCCGGCACAGATAGCAAGTCAATTTTTCAAGAGAAATTGATAACTTTCTGTGTCCGGAAAATCAGGATTCCCCGGTCATGATGAAGCGGACGTATTCGTCACGGTGCTCCTCGATGAAGAGGACCAGCTCGTAGTATCCGCGGTCAAACGCGAGCCGCTGCACGCAGGGCAGGTCGAACATGTTCGTAAGACCAGTGTCGCGGATTTCGAGGATCTGTTCCTTGATGGTTTCCGTCATGTCACTCACCGACCTTTCGCACGATGTCTTCGCCGTAGATTACGTTCAGGCCGCTGCCGTTGTCCCAGTGGATGAGCAGGCTGCCGGTATCGTCGATGCCGTAGACGGTTCCTTTTGTTCCGATGGGCGGGGCCTGCACATCATCCATCCGCACGAGCTCGACGCGGGTGCCGTTCGGGTAGGTTCTGCGGAGCAGTTCAAGCTGCTCCGGTCTGATCATCCTCATGCCTGCACCTCCTCATCCGAGTCCTTTTCCGGCGCGCCATTCTTCCAGCTGGAATTTCCGGAGAGGTTCCGCAGAAGGATCTTGCGGCTTCCCTTGTACTCGGAGCCGATGAATCCGAGGCGGAGCAGGAAGCAGCGGAAGGCGTATTTTTCGTTTGTGACCGGCGTCTCTTTGCTGCTGGTGCGCTTGAGTTCCTTCGAGAGCTTGCAGAGCAGGGAAATGAACTCAGTGTAGGCTTTTGCCTCGTCCGGTTCCGGCAGTTCCTTGAACCAAGGGAAGGCGATGCGGTCGTCCTTGATCTCGAATCGCAGGTCGTCCACGCCGAGCGCCTTTTTAATGAGGCTGCCTTTGGCTTCGAGGATGTTCGTCAGGTTTCCGACCGCTGCCTTGTCTGACGGAATCTCAACCGTAAGACCGGTTTCTTCGGACTCTGTCGTGCTTTCTTCTGCGTCTGCAGGTTCTTCCTCGATTTCGGGTTCCGCCGTTGCATCGGGTTCCTGTGTGAAGCCTGCCTCTGTGAGTGCTTCGGTGATCCGGCTGATGGTTTCCGGTGCAGTGCGCTCATCCCATTCAAGTGTGCCGTTCTTGGTGACGGTCAGATCTCCGATTTCAAAATTGCAGGTCGGCATGAATTTGTATTCCGCCTTGACTCCGGTAGTATCCGAAATAACCTTGACCAGTTCCTTGCGCCTTGCTCCTGTTACGTTGTAATTGATTCGCATTGTGTTTACCTCCGTTTTCGTTGTGGTTGTTTGCCTTTTGGCATGTCTATACATCACTCTTTCCGGGTGTAATAGCAAGCGAATCAGGGGTATTTCTCACGTAAAAAATTTTCCGATTATCCTTGGCTGAAACTGTGCTTAGTACACAAAGAAATCAGCCTGCGTCCGGAAGCTCGACTTCCTTCACAAGGTCAGAATACAGGAGCTTTTTGCCGTCCCGGACGACATACACATTTTCCGAATCACCGGTATCTTCCACATAGCGACGGAGGATAACCGAGGCATATTTCGGATCAAGCTCCATCGTCATGCAGGTGCGGTTCAGCTGCTCACACGCCATGAGGGTTGAGCCGGAACCGCCGAAGGTGTCGAGAACGATAGCGTTCTCCTGTGTGGAGTTTGAAATCGGATAACCGAGCAGGTCGAGCGGCTTGCTGGTCGGATGATCCTTGTTGCGCTTTGGCTTGTCGAAATTCCAGATCGTCGTTTCGGAGCGTCCGGCGTACCACGGGTGCTTGCCGTTCTGAAGAAATCCGTACAGGATCGGTTCATGCTGCCATTGATAGTCGGAGCGGCCGAGCACGAGAGAGTTCTTCACCCAGATACACACGCCTGCGAGATGAAATCCCGCGTCGACGAACGCACGCCGGAATGTGAGACCTTCCGTGTCGGCGTGGAAGCAATAGGCAGCACCGCCTTTCTCGAGGTGATCCGCCATGTTTTTGAATGCGGAGAGCAGAAAGTTGTAGAATTCCTCTCCCTTGAGACTGTCGTTCTGAATGGTCAGCCCGTCGGACGCCTTGAATGAGACGCCGTAAGGCGGGTCAGTAAGGACGAGGTTGGCGCGTTTGCCGTCCATTAGTGTAGTTACATCTTCGGGCTTCGTTGCGTCACCGCACATCAGACGGTGCCTGCCGACCGTCCAGATGTCGCCGGGTTCCACGAACGAGGCTTTTTCCAAAGCGGCAGTCAGGTCGAAGTCATCGTCCTCGATGGTATTGTTATCACTTCCGTTTAAGAGTTTCTCGAGCTCCTTGTCGTCAAAGCCAAGAAGTGACAGGTCGAATGATTGATCCTGCAGATCGGATAGTTCAACGGATAGCATCTCCTCGTCCCATCCGGCGTTTAATGCGAGCTGGTTGTCAGCGAGGATGTACGCGCGTTTCTGTGCTTCGGTGAGGTCTTCGGCAAACACGCAGGGCACAGTTTCGTAACCTTCCTCGCGTGCAGCCATGATCCTTCCGTGTCCGACGAGGATGTTGTAATCCTGATCGATGACCGCCGGAGATACGAATCCGAATTCGCGGAGGGACGCACGGAGCTGCGCGATCTGCTCCTTTGAGTGTGTTCTTGCATTTCTTGCGTAAGGCACCAGCTTGTCGATCGGCACCTGTTCCAGTCTTTTTGTGTTCATATCTTATAGTCCCTTCCTTGCGCGGAGCAGGCGTTCCATTACGTCGTCCTGCACATCCGCACCGTTGTAATCCGTCAGACAGTTTTCTTTCACAACCTGATAGATCTGATACCAGAGCTGGTTCGTCTGTTTCATGTAGTTCTGCGACATCGTGACGAACGGAGACGCGATGGGCTTTCCACTGGTCGGATGCTTCGAGAGCATCGAGTAGCGGGAGATCGCATGCTCGCACTGAATCCACCTCGCGACGCTCATTGCGTACTGGTCGATGAGCTGTCGGGAGACGAGCTTCTCGCAGCCAAGGCTCGCAAGCCACTCCCAGGTTTCCTTGAACACGTCCGCCGCACACAAATCGATGCCGCTTTGCTGTTTTTCGAGCATATAGTCGCGCGGGTCCGGCGCTTCGCGGCCCTCCATGTCCGGAGGTTCGGGAAGGTCCATGATCTGCAGTTTCCTGCCGCCGGGATTTCCCGCATCGATTTTTTCCTTGATTGCTTTGCTCGGGCGTCCCTGCCCGAAACGTTGACCGCCTCTGGCAGTTCCGTCTTTCGCCATATAAATTCACTCCTTCAAAGCCCGCTTGGGGCTATTCCTCGTTTGTTTTCGCTTTTTTCGCACAGAAGACCCCGCGCCGTTTTCCGCAGGCGAAGGCAACAGAGATTTTGACCGCCCCTACCTCGTCGTCGCAAAGATTTATCTGTCGCCGCGTTCCTTGTGGATCTTCTCGTGGCAGGAGCGACAAAGACTCATGAGGTTCGACTCGTCGTTCGTTCCGCCTTCGGAGAGAGGAACGATGTGGTGTACTTCCTCAACCGCAACATATCGTCCGTGCTTCAGGCACTCCTCGCAGAGGGGATGCTTGTGGACGTAACGCGTGCGGATGCGCTGCCACGCTCTGCCGTATCGTTTGCCGGTAGAGTAGCCACGCGTGAACTTCTCGTAGTGCTTTTCCATCAAAGCCTTGTGCTTGTCGCAGTACTGTTCACCGTCCTCGCAGAGGTTCGGACAGCCGGGATAGCGGCAGGGGCGTTTCGGTTTTCTTGGCATGGCTTGCCGCCTCCTTCCTGGCATAACATAAGAAAAGCCCCGAAAGGATTAACCTTCCGAGGCTCAATGCGGCTGTGCCGCTTTTCATTCTGTTTTTCTATTGTAGTTATATCACAGGCGGGTACTGCCATTCACTGCCAAACACTGCCAAAGGCTGTCAACTTTTATCCGGCACGGGGAAATGCTGCAGAGCGCTGCCATGGATGCGGAAGACCGTCCGTTCCGACACATTCATCAGGCTTTCGATTTCTTCCCATGTGCAGTTGTCGACGTACCGGTAGCGCAGCACCAGCTGTTCCTCCGGGTTAGTAATCGTATCAATGCGGCGGTTGATCTCATCTCGCAAGGATATGAGCTGCGCCACCTTTTTCTCAACGTCAGCCTGAATCTCTGCTACCTTTTCCAGACAGTGAACGAAGTTCGCGTCAGAGGGACGGTTCGGGTTATGTGGCATGCCGTCGAACCTCGAACCGGAAATGCTGGTGGACATTTCTCTCCAGTAGTCAATCTCACGGAGGCGGGCATTGATCAGCGCGTCTAAGTGCTTGGCTTGCATCAGGTATTGTTTTGGCGTCATGATTCCACCTCCTCTTGAAGTTTTCGGATTAACAACTCGCCATCGACCGAAGTCAGGCACGCATACCATTTAGAGTGGAAGAAGCGTTCCAGTTCATCCCTGTCTGCCTTCGCCGATTTGCTTTTCGGATTCAACCGTAGTGTTTTCAGAGCTTTTCTGTAGTCTTTGACTGCCTGCAGCACGATGGCGTTTGCGAGATTTTCATATGGGTCAGTCATCGCATCACCGCCTTCACCGCGTCGATCAGAGCTGACTGCGTTTTGTCTTTACGTCGCAGGGCGTTCAGAATCTGTCCGTCGATGGTGTCTGCAGTGACGATGTGCTGGATAACGACAGTCCGGCTTTTCTGTCCTTGTCGCCAGAGTCTCGCGTTCGTCTGTTGGTAAAGTTCAAGACTCCATGTGAGCCCGAACCAGACAATCGTGCTTCCGCCGTCTTGAAGATTCAGGCCATGTCCTGCGGAAGCAGGATGAATCAGTCCGACCGGGATCTGTCCTGCATTCCAGTCCGTGATATCCTTTGATGATTTGATTTCTCTTACGTCAAACCGTTTCCGGATTCTCTCAAGATCATGCCGGAACCAGTAGGCAATGAGAAGCGGCTTGCCGTTTGCGGCTTCGATGATGTCCTCCAAGGCATCAAGCTTCCGGTTATGGAACTCGATGATCTTCCCGTCATCCGAATAGACTGCACCGTTTGAGAGCTGTGCAAGCTTGCCGGTAAGCGTTGCGGCGTTCGCAGCGGTGATCTCGTCGCCGTGAAGCTGAAGCGCAAGTTCGCTTTTCAATTCTTCATATCGCTTGCGTTCGTCTTCGGAAAGCAGCACGTCATATTCTGTAGATATGAGCTCGGGCATCTTGAGATGGTCGGAGGACTTCATCGAAATCGTAATGTCGGATATCTGTTGGTAGATTGCATCCTCGGCACCGGGCAGTGGTTTGTAGGAGTAGATGATTTCGCCGTTTCTCTTGTCCGGCACGAAATAGTTCAGCCGGTACTGGCTGATGAATCGCCCGAGACGTTTTCCCTGATCGAGAAGCTTGAACTCCGCCCATAGATCCATGAGACCATTGGAAGAAGGGGTGCCGGTAAGACCGACGATCCTCTTAATGAAAGGCCGAACCTTCATTAATGCTTTGAATCGCTTGGATTTGTGATTCTTGAAGGATGAAAGCTCATCAACAATTACCATGTCGTAATCGAATGGGACGCCGGAGCTGTCAATCAGCCATCCGAGATTTTCTCGATTGACGATCGTGACGTCTGCGCCTTGAAGGAGAGCAGCTTTTCGTTCTCTGGCGGTTCCGACCGCGACTGCGTAGGTGAGTCCGGACAGATGCTTCCATTTTTTGATCTCTGCTGGCCAGGTGTCCCTCGCCACACGAAGTGGTGCGACCACCAGAACACGATGAACCAGAAAGCTGTCGAACAGAAGATCGAAGACAGCCGTCAGGCTGATCACGGTCTTTCCAAGACCCATGTCCAAGAGAACGGCAGCGATCGGATGCGTCTCGATGTAGTCGATGGCGTATTTCTGGTAGTCATGTGGTTTGAAGTTCATCCAGCATCCCTCCGATCTTGTCTACGTCATCAATCACATAGACCCGGTATCCCAGCTTCCGAAGGAGCCGGTGGCGTGACACTTGCAGCGATCTCGGCTTTTTACCGGGTGCCTTTAGTTCCGCGAATGCCATATGCCCGTCAGGTAATAAAATGAGACGGTCGGGCATACCTGCAAAACCCGGAGAGACGAACTTCGGCGCAATCCCACCCGCGCTTTTTATCATCACGACTAATTTGCGTTCTATTTCCTTTTCGTTCATGCATTTCTCCTTGAAAAACCTGAGGTGTGCAGGTCTCGATAGTCATTTCCTAAAACCTCTATATAAATTTTGGGTCAATCATTTTTGGTGTGGGGTGAACACATGAGCGTTCTTCCCGGTTAACAGTT